GTGGTAAAGACCTCATGAAGTGTGATAGTGGTGTATATGAGGATAATGTTTATGAATTCTTATGTATGGATTGTCTATTAAACTTGCATGAGAAAGCGTGGTGGTAAGTATCATTATTCAGGTCGATAGTCGTGAGCAAAAGTACGAACACGTCACGAACTATTTTGATTCAAAAGGTATCAAATGGGTGAAGTCGAAATGTGTGGTTGGTGATTATGTAAACTTGGAGAATCCTATGATAGTCATTGACCGCAAAAAAGATTTACAAGAGGTCGCAGGTAATGTCTGTCAGCAACATGACCGTTTTGTAAGAGAGTTGGAATTGGCACGAGAGCTTGGTTACAAAATGATTGTGTTAGTAGAAGAATCGAATATTAATAGTTTGATAGATGTTTGCAGTTGGTATAACTGGAGACGAAAAAAGAACCCTAAAGCGGTTAGTGGTGTGCAACTGTACAAGATCATGAAAACTATGGCTGAGAAGTATGAATTCGAATGGCAGTTTACTAGCAAGTACAAATGTGGAGAGAAGATAGTGGAGTTACTAGGAGGTGATATTAAAGATTGAGATATTCCTACTCAAATATAAGCACCTTTGCACAATGTCCTTTTAGGTGGTATCTCCAGTATAAGAAACGATTTAAAACGATACCGGAAACTAACGCGGATAATGCTCTATGGCTTGGATTAGGACTCCACAAAGGTATTGAAACAGGTAGTGTGGAAGAGGGTATTAACGAATATAAATCTCACTTTTACAGTATTGGTGATGACCATATTAACTGGATGACTCAGTTAGAGTATCAAATACCAAGAGTGTTGGAAATACTACCAACTGGTGGAGAGCATGAGTTTAAAATCGAGACTGATGATTTTGTTGGTGTTATAGACTACTTCTGTGGAGATACCCTTTACGATTTTAAGTTGTCTAATAATATTGAAAATTATGTAACTAGTCCACAGTTGTCGATTTACAAGTATTACTTGGAGAAGGTTAGATCAGACGTAAAGATTAATCATCTGAAATACATATTTGTGCCAAAGATTAACATTAGGCAAAAAACGAAAAGTAAACCACCAGAAACCCTGGTAATGTTTCGAGACAGACTTCAAGCTTTGTTGGACGAGTCAGAGATTCAAGAAGTTGAAGTGGATTACAACTCTAATAGTGTGGATAAGTTTCAGCGTTGTTGTAAAAGGTTGGAAACAGTAACTAGCTTTCCAATGAATCAAACTAAGCTTTGTAATTGGTGTCCATATAAAGATTATTGTGAATCAGACGGTGAAGTAGACTGGATGATTATAAAAGACTAAAAGAATAAGAGGGTGATCGTGTGTTTAAAAAACTATGGATTTATGGCGAACCATTCAGTGGTAAAACTACTTTAGCTGTAAGTGCTGCTGACCATTTTGTACTTTCTACAGATGGAAATGCTCAGTATGTCACAGACAGTTATAAAGTAATCACTGACGAGGTAACAGTTAATGGGCGAATGAAAACACGTAAGTTAGCGTGGGAAATCTTCAAAGAAGAGATTGAGAAGTTGGAAGTCGAGACAGGTTATAAGACTATTATAGTTGACCTTGTGGAAGATACTTATGAGATGTGCCGTATAGCGATGTATAAGAAACTTGGAATTACGCACGAATCAGACGATAGTTTTAGAGCTTGGGATAAAATCCGAACTGAATATCTATCAACAATGCGTCGATTGATGAACTTACCTTATGACATTATATTAATCTCACATGAGGATAAGAGTAAGGATATTACCAAAAAGAGCGGTGAAAACATCACAAGCATTAAACCTAACATCAATGAAAAGGTTGCTAATAAGTTGGCTGGTATGACCGCTTTGGTTGGTAGAGCTGTTTGTGATAACGGTAACTATACATTACAGATAAATCCAGATGATGTTACTTTCGGTGGTGGTCGTCTAGGTGTGAATAACGTAATAATACCTTTAGCTTGGGATGAAATAACCAAGTTATTTGATACAAAAAAGTAATTTGAAAGGATGATGTGTACAAATGACAAAGAAAGATTTAAGGACTGGTATGTTTGGTATTGTGGAGGACGGTCGCGGGTTAGAAAAATTTTTTGTGGTAGTTAATGATAAATTAGTTTATCAACACGGTGGGCATGACAACATTCCTTGTTTAAAGGATGATTTGGACTATGGTGTTTATAGAATTACTAAAATATTTAACAAACTTGTTTATAGTTTTGACCTAGCAAAAATTTATAAATGTGATCAGGGTTATATCTTTTGGGAACGTGATAACTCAATTGAAATGACTGTTGCTGAAATAGAACAGAAGTTAGGTATTAAGAATTTGAAGATTGTTAAGGAATAATTAAAGAGTATTAGGAGGTATGTGTTAATGAGTAATGTGTTTCAAGGTGTTCCTATAAACGATGCAGGTATTATTAATGTTAGAGATATTTTAATTGATAGTGTTACTTGTGGTACAAAATCAACGTTTATTTCTCCTAAAATAATAGATAATCCCTATGAACCCTTTAAGAGTTATATTTACAACATATGTGGTATTGACCCAAACGATGTTGTTGTTGAATGTCACTGGTGTAATTTGTTTGAATGTTATGACATTACAGTTACTATTAAAAATTCCAATTTAAATATTTACAAGATTACTGTAAACGCTAAACAGTATGATAAATGCAAATGGTGTGTCGAAAATGGACAATTAAAAATAAAACTATATGAGGTTATTAACGAACAGCCAAAATTTGAATTAATTAAAGGGGGAACTAACTAATGAGTGAGAATATCTTTGAAAAATTTGACGAAATGATGGACGTTGAGGGTTTAAAACACGACTTAGCTGACTTGGAAAATAACTCTAATAGAGAGTATGAAAAACCACCTTATGGTGACTACGAAGTAAAGATTACTAAGTTGGAACTTGGAGCTAGTGGTGAGAAGTCTAAAGTACCGGGTTCACCGATGGCGAAAGTAACTTTCGAAATTCTTACAGGTGAGTTAAGCGGTAGACTAATTTTCATGAATCAACTTTTGACTAACTCGTTTGGATTGTTCAAAACACGCAACTTCTTGGAGAGCTTGGGAACTGACCAAACTATAGTATTTGATAACTTTAAACAGTTTGGAGAATTAATGCAACAGGTATTTAGAGAGATTGACGGTGTAGCAGAATATCATTTGAAATTTGAAGCTAATAATAAAGGTTATGACACCTTTGAGATTGTAAAGAGATTTAAGTAGTATTTGGGGGGAGGGGCGGTAGGCTAGTCTTACCGCTCCAAGTATAAACTAGTAGGAGGATTAATTGTGTTATTCTTAGACTTTGAGGTTTTTAAATACGACTGGTTGGTAGTAGCAATTGATCCTATCAAAAAAACAAGATACGATATTGTAAACAATGTGCAGGAATTAGAACAATTATATCGAAATTATAAAAACGATATTTTCGTTGGTTATAATATTCGAGATTATGACCAATATATCTTTAAAGCTATACTCTGTGGTTTTAATCCAAAAGAAGTAAACGATTGGATTATCAAACACAAACGAAAAGGCTTTGAGTTCTCCAGTACTCTACATAAGATTAAATTAAACATATTTGATGTAATGCCCGCTAATAAAGTTAGTCTTAAAGCACTTGAAGCTTTTATGGGGCGAAACATACATGAGAGTTCAATTCCATTTGATATAGATAGGCGGTTGACTCCAGAAGAGATAAAAGAAACTATTAGTTATTGTGCTGATGATGCTTATAATACTATAGAAGTATTTATCCGTAGAAAGAGTGAGTTTGACGCACAATTAGACTTGTTAAAAGCGTTTAATCTACCGTTAAGAAACATTGGTAAAACACAAGCTCAGTTGGCAGCTGTTATATTTGATGCCAAACCAACTAAATTTAAAGACGAGTGGGAAATTAGATTACCTGATAATTTAAACCTTGGTAAATACTCATTTGTTGGTGATTGGTTTTTAGATAAATCTAATCATAAATACGAACATTATGTCATTGGTAAACGTGGTGGTAAAAAGAAAGATAAGGTACATCTTGAAGCTATGATAGCTGGACTACCACACATAATAGCTTGGGGTGGTATACATGCGGGAGCTAAACTTAACATCAATTGTAAACCAGATGAAGTTATCATAGACGCTGACGCTGGTCAGCTTTATCCAAACTTAATGCGACACTATAAACTCTTATCACGGTCAGCTAGAAAACCTGAAATGTTGGAATACATATTAGACAAGAGTATGACTTTAAAAGAACAAGGTCGAACTAAAGAACGTGAACCTTATAAACGACAATGTAATATTGTGTATGGAGCTTCAGGTGATTCAACCAACAATTTATATGACCCATTAATGAGAAACTTAGTTTGTGTTTATGGTCAGGTGTTCTTCATAGATTTAATAGATAAACTTGAAGATGTTGCTGAAATATTAAACTCTAACACCGACGGTATATTCTTTAAACTTAAACGAAAAGATTTACCTGAGTTTTATAGAAGGATTGAGTTATGGGAGAACCGAACCAAGTTAAAAATGGATTATAAGACTTATAGAAAGTTTGTGTCGAAGGACGTTAATAATTACGTCGCAGTACGTGAGGACGGTAAAATTCACGCTAAAGGTGCTTACGTTAAAGATTTGAATGAGTTGGATTATGACTTACCAATAGTTAATCAAGCGATTCGAGATTATATAGTTTATGATTATTCGGTTGAAGATACTATATTCGGTTGTAGAGAATTAATAAAATTCCAAAAAGTGGTTAAATTATCTAATAAATATGAATGGGTGGAATACGAAAATGGACTCAGAGCTACTAAATTTGTTAATAAGGCTTACCGCACTTTTGCTTCTAATAGTGATAATGATGGGCGTTTAATGGCTTGCAGAATGAAAGACGGTAAGTTAGAGAGAAAGAAATTTGGTGGAACGGCTGATAAGTGTTTCATCTATAACGGTGATTTATCAAGTGTGCCAATACCTGATAAGTTAGATAAACAATGGTATGTAAATTTAACATATAAGAGATTAAAAGATTTTGGAGTGTGTTAGAAATGATTATACCAATTAAAGTTGAAATGAATGCTACGATTGAATTAAACGCTGGAGATAGGGTTGAATTGTTAAATAGTGAGATATATGGAGAAAGAGCGACAGTTAAAAGAGTTGTTGAGAGTAGAAAAATGACTTATGCGGTTTTAACTAATAATACCTACAGACCGATCACTTCATATGGTAGAACTTGGAGGAAAGTATGAAAGTAGAATTGGTTAAATATCCTACAGATGAAGATTGGAAGTTTGTAAAAGATTGTACATTAGTAACAATTGGTAAGACGTCGGTTAATCCGCCAGATTTACAATGGAAGAGAGCTATTCTGAAAGCGAGACATTCACCGATTCGAGAATTGAGATTTGCGTTTTTGCTA